ATCTTGTCCTTGTAGACATAGATCGTGACCGACTCGAACGCGTCCGGGTCGGATATGGGGCCATAGGTTATCGAAGTGTCGGCAACAATTGTCTCATCCATCGCGCAGGCCCTGAAGAGGGTGCCCTCGAAGCCCCAAGACGGAAGCTCCCCGCGCGTCCCGGTCCCCTTAAGCTCGGTGTCGAAGCTGAGCTCGACGTGCTTGACGCCGCGAAGGAGCTTCAGCTGGGAAAGCGAAGACCTCAGGACGTCGCGCTTGATGATGTCGCCGGTCGGCTTTATGTCCACGTTCCTGACCATCAGTGCATTGGCGCTGACGGTGGGGACGGCGTCGACGCCGTATACGGTTTCAATCTTCGCCAGTAACACCGTTCGTTGCGTTAGCATCGCGTCCTCCTAGCCGAGAATGTCGCGGACCATGATCTCGTAGGTCCAGTATGCGGAAAACCATGGAAAAGTGACTACGTCGTCCATGTCGGGAACCTGCCTCGACGAGACGCCCTGACCGGAGAGGTAAAGCGTCGTCTTTCGCTCCACCAGGGCCGCAAGATCGTCCCTCGCGTTGCAGCCGCCGAAGATCACCGCCCCTCCGTCATCATCGACGGCGTCGTCGAAAACCCGCACTATCACCCACAGGGTGTGGTTGTAATAGTGCATGCCGCTATCGCGGGCGCGCGTCCCCGTCTCGACGACGATGTAGGGCGCATCGGAATCCTTCGGAGGGTCCGCGAGATCGGTGGCGTTGAAGAACTTCGGGGCATTGCCGAACAACTCCATGCAAAGCGCCGCGATGTCGCCGTCGGAGGCAAGGTGGGTTATCAGGTCGTTGCGGATCGTTTTGATGCTCATAGATTCAGCGCCTTCTCGATTTTATGGCCGATCCCTACGGCTCCTAATCCGGCGGTGACAAAGCCCATCATTTCACTCGGCCCATGCAGGCCGAGAAAATAGCCGGCAATGCCGTAAGTTATCGAAAGGGCCGCCGTGGCCCATGTCTTCCAGCCTTTCATCATTCCTATCCTTTCCGCGCCTCATCGTGGGAGATGTCGCGCTCGAGCATGGCCGCCAGACGGTCCACCCGGTTTCCCGCCTGGGAATGCCACTTCGACTCCAAAAGTCCCTTGGCCGCCCGGGGAAAATCCCCCGAGGCAATATGGTTGAGCGTATTCTTGAATGTCCGGAGGCCCACGGCCCCAAGCACAAACCGCATTTGGACCAGCGCCGCCCTTCGATTCTCGGATAGCTCGTCGAACCATGGGAAGGTCTTGAGGTCCCCGACGCACTCGTCAATGTCCTCCTGGAGCATCCGCATGGCAGTGTCGTTGCTGATGCCCTTGTCCTCGAGGTTCCTGCCGACGCCAATAGTCAATTTATTAGCCGTGCATCGGTAGGGCTTGAACTTCAAACCCTCCTCGAAAATCAGCTGCCTTTGCAATGTCTCATTGAAATCCACGTATTTCTCCTTGATAGCTTCCTCGATCCTCGCCGCCTCTCTTGCAATATCCCGAAGCAGGGCTTTTTGCTCCGCGCCCAGATTCGCGCTCTTCCTCAGCAACACCAGGGTGGCCCGCTGAATGCAAATAGCTCCGTTGCGGATGTGGTGTTGCTGATCGGGGGTCATCGGATAACACCGCCGTCCGGTGCATGTCGATGCTTGTTGATCGCTTCCCAAACCGCACCGAGCTCCTTGTCGCATTCGGGACGCGATATCTTATCGCTCAGCTTCTCGCGAAGCTCCTTGAGCTCAGACAAAACGCCCCAAAGGAGCTTGACCACTACGCCCATGAGCGCCACGGCAAGTGTGAGAAGGGCCGCTATGATATGTTGGACGTCCACCATCGTTAATCCTTTATCCTGCTTCCCGACCGATGCCTGTTGAGGGCCTTCCAGAACCGCGTCTCGAAAAACCCTGTCGCCTTCCACTTCCACTTTTGTTGGACGGGCTCGATCCATGGGCGCGCCGGCGTCTCGATCTCCGTCTTGTCCTTCCCGATCGGCATCCCGAGCGCGAAAGCCATGCGACGCATCCTGGGAGTGACTTTTGTCTTGAAGCCCCGTGCGTGGTTGGTCATCCAAATCCAGAAATGAAGCTTGGAATTGATGAAGCCCATCATCGCGACCAAGTCGTCCCTGCTCACCGTGTACCGGATCGCGTTGGCGAGCTTTGGGAATGGGGTGGTTGACATGCTCCTTCGCTGGATCACATGCCCCTTCTTCCCGCCGTGCTTGCTCCCGTGCTTCCACCGGGTCTTTTTCCAGGCAAGCGGCAGCTTGCTGTTGTTGGCCCTCGAAAGCACTCCGGAGTGAGGGTTCCTGGGCGGCCATCCGGCCCCGCTTCGTCCCTGCCGTTTGAGGTCCTGCTGAATGTTGTAAGCCGTAGACTTGAGCGCCGAAATCGTCGCCCGCCGGGTCTGGCCCGGAAGGTCGACCAAGTCCTTCGCGAGCCTGCTCAACAGCTTCCGGTCTATCTGGATGTCCAGCACCCCGCCCCCTCATTTCCCCGCCGTCCTCCCGGACGCCCGCAAGTCGCGGATGCACCAAAGCCGCCACAGGCCCCCGTCTTCGGGCTTTTTCCGGGGTTGCACCTTCCATGTCTCCCCGTCCACTTCCACCTCGTCCCTGTATTTCGGGGAGGGGACCTCGCTCGCCCACACCAGGAGCTCCATGGCCTCGGCCTGGGCGTCCTGTCCGGAAGGCCAGTCGAGGTCGTCCGGCCCGGCGAGGCGCTCCACCACGCCAACCGTCTCGACCGCCCCGCCTTCCTTCGGCAGGTACCTGATTGCCCGCCCAAACCTGGCCATCTGGGCGGACGCCATCCTCTCCGCAGCCTCCTCGAATCCCACGGCATGGCCCTTTTCTACGTCGCCGCCGTCGTGTCGATGAGATACCCGCACGCCGCCGAGATGTCGCTCTTGACCGTCTTGTCTTCGTCGTACGACCGGATATAGGCGTAATCGACGTCGTGCCGGTTCCGGATCACATCCGAGCGCACGCTTTCGTCCCGGTACTCCTCGACTATCAGCTCCGCGCCCGCCCCCTCGTTCCAGAGGAACGTCCTACCGATGCAGGGCTCCGTGATGTCGCTCCCCTGCCGCGCGATCCGGCAGAGCATCGCGTAGCGGTCCCCCCAAATCTCGGCGATTTCCGCGTCCTGGTTGCGCTGGGCGCTGTTGTAAATAGCCCCGGCGACAAGGACCTGCTCCACGTCGAAGTAAGACCGCAGGTGCGCGATGGTGACGTCGCCGGTCTTCATTGCGTCCGGGAAAATCTGGTAGACTCGCGCCTGGATTTCGGCGTTTCGCTGCAAGTCCAGGAACTGCGAGTAGGTGACGATGAGACAGTTTGGCGTCACTCCGTTAAGCCGCAGCGCCTTCTTGCCCTCATCGATGTCCTTTTTCGGGGTCGCCGAATCGACGGTCGCCCAGTTGACCGCCGCGTTGTGCGGCGTGAACTGCGCGGTGTTGAACACCTTCGCCGCGATGTCGTACTCCATCTTGCGCATGATGCCTTCCTGGTTTACCCGCGTCAGCATCAGCTCGTAGTCGAAAAGGGATTCGTACATGGCAAGAAAGCGATCGTCCCTCACGGCCTCGAGGCCCCGCTCGTACGTCTTGAAGAAACCGCTCTCGAACTGGCCTTCCCAGCGGTTGTAATGCCCCGACGGCCCCCTCGACGTGTCGAGGAGCTGCAGGAGCAGCTCCTTCGGCATCACCGGGTATTCCATGCTGTTCACCCGCACGCGGTGGTACGGGAAGACAATGCTCCCGATGTAGCCCATCGTGGGCGCTTCCTGGTTGATCTCGAACGCCGACTCGCCCAGGTCGGGCCTTTGCAGCGCTGTGTCTCTCGTTGGCTTCAGCATCTTTTCCTCTCTCCTGATTCCGGCGCGGCCTCCGCGTCATGGGGGCCGCGAGGTTGCTTATTGCGGCAGCCACTCCACGAGGTCTCCCGCGGCTGTCGCGGCCTCGAGGGCCACCCCGATCGCCGTCCCGCTTTCCGTGTCGGAGAGCTTCCCGTCGTCCGCTCCGTAGAGCGTCGCCCCCACCGCGAACGAATCCGCCGCCTCCCCCCAGAACGTCCCGTTGTCGTGCATAAAGCGGACGGCCACATGTTCGCCGCTTTCCGCGTCGGTCAGGGTCATGCCTATCGCTTGCACCCCAGCGTCCACGTACTCGACCTGCGGGGGCGTGGTCGTGGTCCCCGACTTGATTCCCACCCGCCGGTTGGCCGCGAGGGCCTCGCCGGCGATAAACGTCTTGTGCTCCCTGTTCCAGGTGCTTTGCATATCTTCCCCCTATTTCCCAAGCGATGCGGTGTAAGCCGCGTGCAATTCCGGGTTTTTGCGCGCCACGGCCTTCATGGCCTCCACGCGCTTGCATCCCTTGTGCTCCAGCTGGTATCGATCCACTTCCGCCATGAAGTCTCCCGCCGGCGGCTTCGACCCATCCCCCTTCGCCTGGGCGCTTCCCCCGGCGGACTCCACGCCTCCGCCTCCATCGAGCGCTTTTTTCCTCGCCGTTCGCTCCGCCTCCAGAAAGAGCCATCCGGCCGCCTCGACCGCCATCCCCTCCTCGATCGCCTTCTTCGCCGCCTCCGGGTAGTCCACCCCCTTGTCCAGTATCGCCGCCACCCTGGCGCGCTCCCGTCCGATTCCATCCTCCTGTCCCTCCAGGCGCGCCGCGTCCACTTTCGCGCTCCACGTCCCGGCCGCCGCCTTCTCCCCCTCCGCCATCGCCTCGGCGTAGAGCGCCGGGTGCTTCTCCTTCAATTCCGCTATGTCCATGCCTTTTGCTCCCATTCCCGCGTTCTTGCGCTCTCCCCGCGCCAGCTCGAGCGCGAGTTCCAATGTTCCGATCCGGTCCGCCAGCCCGGCGTCCACCGCCTGCTGGCCGGTGTAAATCCTGCCGTCCGCCATCTCGAGCGTCTCCTCGACGGAGAGCCCCATGTTTCGCGCCACCCCCTCCACGAAGAGACCGTAGAGATAGTCGCACCGCTCCTGGAGGTAAGCCCGCGCCTCGTCGCTGAGCGGCCCCGCGTCGCTTCCCATCCGCTTGTACTTCCCGCTGAAAATCTCGGTCCGCTTTACGCCCGCCCGCTCGTCGGACTTCGAGGCGTCGTAGTGGACCATCGCCACCCCGATCGATCCCGCCTGCGTGGTCGGCCCGATCACCCGTTTCCCCGCCGCCGACGCTATCCACTGCGCCGCCGAGGTCATCATGCCCTGGCCGTAGGCGACGACCGGCTTCACGCGCCCGACCGATGCGATGGCGTCCACCGTCTCGACGATCCCGTCCGTCGTTCCCCCCGGCGAGTCGATGTCGAGCACTATCGCCTTCACCGCCGGGTCGCGCCCGGCTGCCTCGACGTCGCGCCGCAATATCTGGTAGGAGGTCCCCCCGGACCAGTTCGACAGCATGTTCGCCCGCTTCGTGAGGCTCCCGGACACCGAGATGATCGCGACGCCGCCCTCCCGCACCTCGTAGCCCTCGCCGTCCCGATTCCCGCGATTCCTGGCCGTAGCCGCCCAGGCGTCCTCCGCCGTCCCGTCCCCGGCGCTCCACCGCCTCTCGACAAACGCCGTGATCTCGTCGAGCTTCGCCGGATGGATCGCCCACACGCAGTCCTGTATGTACTCGATAAGCCGCACCGCTACTCCTCCGCGTCCTGGCCGCTGGAATCCCCACTCCTGGACGATCCGGACTTCCCGAACCGCGACCCGAGCACCTCCTCGAGGGTGAGCCCGGCCTTCTCCGCTTCCGCCTTGATGAACGCGATCTCATGTATCCACTGCCGAATCCCGCCCTGCCAGTCGCGGCTCTGCTCCCCGTAGATGTCCGAGAAGGTCCGCGTGCCGTTCCTGAGTCTTGTGTCGTCGGCGTTCGCCGCCTTTTGTTTGTCGATAGGCCGGAGTTTCGGCGGGAGCCACTCCGTCCGAGTGTAGGCGTGCAGGTTTTTCGTGAAGTGCGCCATCGACCGCGCGGGCAGGAGCCCCCGCGCCGCCGCCTCATGGAGCATCCGCGCGTGCACCGGTTGGCAGAAACGATTGACAAGCACCATGCGGTCGACGTCGTCCCACTTGCCCGCGTTCTCGATAGACGCCTGCGACGCCGAATAGCTCGCCTTGTACGCCTTGCTCACGTTCTCCGGCCCGCGCCCCGTCGCCATCCCGAGCCGCCCGACAATGCTCGAGTTCATGATCTCGTAGGAAGGCCCCGGAGTGTCGCTGTCCTGGATGATGTGCGGCTTCTCCTCGAGGCTCCCGAGGAGGATCGTCCCTTTTTCGAGCTCCTGGACGCGGTCCCGCCAGTCGATGTCCTGGCGTTGCGCCCCCCCGAAGGCGTTTTCGATGAAGACCGTGAAAAGGTTCGCGATGAGCGCCTTCACGAGCGCCGCGTCCACGAAGTCGTTGTTGTCCCGGATTTCCTTAATCATGCAGCCAAGCGCCGAGTCCTGCCGGTAGTCGCTCACGTTCTTCACGTCGCAGACCGTAAGGAGCCTCGGGAGCCCCGTCGCCTCGTCCACCGCCGGGATGCGCGCGCACTGGTCCGAGCGGGCCGACGAGGAGAGCATGCCGTTCCGGTTCGGCCGCATAATCCACCCGGCGACGATCGCGCCGTCGTCGTCGAGCTCGAGGCCGTCGTAGATGTTTTCATTTTGCCTGTCGCTTGGCGTAACGAGCCGCGCCGGGTTGATCGGGAGCACCGCGAGGTCGAGCGGCGCCCAGGGCGTCGGCTTCCGAACGAGCTGGAAGAGTCCCACGCCTTCAAGCTTCCACATGAAGACCGCGAGCGCCTGGAGCATGTAAATATTGAGCCGCCTTTGCGCGTCGCAGAAATTCCGCGCGTCGAGCCCCCAGAGCTCGAAGAGCATATACGCCCGCGACTGGAACTCCTGCCGCCATTCGAGGTCGAACCCCAGCCACTCGGCCATCGGCTGCGACTGCGGCGTAAGCCCCGTTCCGACCACGTCCACCGGGAAGCTGTCGAGAATCCCACGGCTCATCGCGTCGTTGGCGTAGAGGTCGAGGGAGCGGTCCGCTATCCGGCGTTTTTCCCGCTCCGCCATCCGGCTTTGCACGAGGTGGTGCACCCAGTTGCTGAGCGTTCCCTGGAGCGACGCCCCGCTCCGCTTCGGGAACCTGCCTGTAAACGGCGAGGCGTCGGGATGCCCCAGGGTTGCGGAATCCTCGCGAACCCTTTGCGGGCGCAGGTCGAGCGCTTCGATTTTTGGAAACCTCGTCCCCGCCATCTCACCAGCCCCTATGCGGAATGCCGGTCCGCGCCCGGTCCAGGATGCTTCCCGTCCCCCGGCTGACCCTCGCACGATAATGATCGATCCACTTCTCGAGCGTGTTGAGGTCGTCTCGACGCCACTCCCGCCCGTTCGCGGAAATCGAATAGCCGTTTGTCAGCACGTCGTCCCGCGCCGCCTCGTACATCGCCAGCACCTCGGTGTCCGTCGCCACCGCGCCCTCCGGTTCGTTTGAGTCCTGTTTACTGGCGCTTCCCATCCATCGGGAGTTGTCGCAACCAACGTCGTTATGATTCAGAGCGTGGGAAGCGTCTACCTTGTGTTGATATTGAGGGGATGTTAGGAAAGAAAAAATGGTATGGGAAGGATGTCGTTACTAAAATAGTAAAAATTTTTACTAAAATAGTAACAACTTTTTGGCGCAAAACCGCGCCGGATGCGGGTTTGCAAAATCTTACCCGATCCGGCGTAAATTGCATTTTGGAAGGTTCGATGGGATGTCTCGACCCCAATGGTGTCGAGTCAAGCGCAATGTTGTTGACCTGCCGTCACCCCGGCGAAAGCCGGGATCCACGGTATTGGCCTCAGACCATGCGACTCAACTTTTCCAGGGCCGCGTCCAGGTCGAAGCTTTGCTTTAGGACCAGCTGCTCGAACGCGTCGCGCAGCGTGTGCGCCCCGGCGGCCATAAAATAGCCGGGGCCGTCCATCTGGATGTTGCGCCACACCCGAACGTCCTCCTGGTGGATTTCCTGGGTCGTTATGGTGACCTTGGCGTCCGGATATGCCAGCCGGATGAACCGGACCAGCGTCTCGTGCGTGAGGAGCGTGGCCTTGCGCCCCTCGCTCGTGGGGACGACCTCGAGCTTCACCCTGCGCTTTGCGCCCTTACGCTCTTCCATGGCCGTCCTCCTTCCCTTCCGCCGCGTCCTCGGCGTCCAGCACGGAGGGGTCGAAGACCCACACCTTCACTGGGGAGCTTACGCCGAGCCCGAAGTGACCCCGGTATTGCATCCGGCTTTCCAGAAAAGCGGGATGCTTCTTGAGCGCGTCCATGAGCTTCGCGTTAATGAACTGCCGTCCCCGCTTCTCGATCAGCCCCTTCGCGACCGGCAGCCGCAGGAGGAGCCGACCTTCCCGGACCTCGATGCATTTGTCGCGCTCCGCCTTCGGCAACTCCCGGAGCCCCTCGAAGAACCGCCGGGCCGTTTCCGCGTTTTCGTCCCGCGCGAACCTCGCGATTTTCTCCCTGACAACTTTTTCTTTCACCCCGTCATCGGGAATATCATCCTCGGCGGCGAATTCCATCAACGCGAGGCAGTCCACCCCGTAGGCGCTCCTCGCGGCTGCGTTGGCCCGCCTCGCCGCCTCCCGGTTGCCGCAACGGAGCGCCCTGGCCGCCTTTACCGCCGCGACGAACCCGTTCAGCACCGTGGGAATGGAAGCGGGGCGACTCCGGTAGCGCTTGACGCCCTCCTCGCCGCCCACACTGTAGCACCCGGTCTTGCGGATCGCGGGGAGCACCTCCAAGAAAAGCCACTTGTTCAGGCGCTCACTGCTGTCCGTACGTCCACGA